AACGAATTACAAGGAGTGGATGACTATGTTAGAAGAGTGTCACCAAAGTCCAACGGAAAAGATTTACAGATTCGTGATTACCAGATGGCCGCACTTACTCATGCAATCGGAAACAATCGGAGTTTGCTTCTTAGCCCTACTGCTAGTGGTAAGTCGTTAATCATTTATTTACTTTCTGTCTGGTATGCAATGAAGACAGATAAGAATGTTCTCATTCTTGTTCCAACAACATCACTGGTAGAACAACTATACAAAGATTTTAAAGACTATGGTTTTGATGTAGATAAAAATGTCAGTAGAAAATATCATGGTTATGATATTGATTTAGATAAAAGAATTACAATCTCAACATGGCAATCTCTTTACAAGATGCCTAAGAAATGGTTCGACCAATTTTCCTGTTTATTAGGAGATGAAGTCCATATTTTCAAGAGTAAATCTCTGACAGGTATCATGAACAAGATGGTCAATTGTAAGTACCGCCATGGGTTCACAGGTACACTGGACGGTACACAAACACACAGGTTAGTACTAGAGGGGTTATTTGGTTCAGTAAACAAAGTTACAACATCAAAAGAATTGATGGACAGTAATACTCTTGCAAAGTTGAATATCAAATGTCTGGTTCTCAAGTATCCAGAAGCTGACTGCAAGTTTATGAAAGACCAAGGTTTCCAAGATGAGGTAGACCTTATTGTTCGTGACCAGAGAAGAAATAAATTCATCGTAGACTTGACAAAACACCTCAAAGGTAATACATTAGTACTATTTCAATTTGTGGAGAAACATGGCTCAGAGTTATATGCTCATATGAGAAATGCGATAGATAGTAATAGAAAAGTGTTCTACGTTTATGGTGGAACAGATACAGATACGAGAGAAGAGATTCGTGCAATCACAGAAAAAGAAAATGATGCCGTCATTGTTGCATCATATGGTACGTTTTCTACTGGTATCAATATTAGGAATCTGCATAACTGCGTGTTCGCATCCCCTTCCAAAAGTAGAATTAGAGTCTTGCAGTCTATCGGAAGAGCGTTGCGACAAGGTGATAATAAAGATGCAGCTACCCTATATGATATAGCCGATGATTTCACTTACAAGTCAAGACAGAACTTCACTCTTCGACACTTTATGGAACGAATAAATATATACAATGAAGAAGAGTTTGATTATGAAATCAATAAAATCTCCATAGAAAAAGGATAACAATGGACAGTAACCCTAAAATTATCAAATTATCTAATGGTGACGAGATTATCACGGTGATTGCCTCTGCCCAAAGTGGTAAAGGATTTATAGAAGTTGAAAACCCATTAAAGGTAAACTTGTATCCCAAGATGTTAGAAGGTGATGTCGTTGAGAGTATGGCTCTCTCACGATGGTTAACCGTATCTGAAAATCAAATCTGTAATCTGAACAAGAACAGTATTGTTGCAATTGCTGAAGCTTCTGTTGGATTAAATAAATTCTACGAATATTGTATTAAGAAAATGCACACTCAAGAAAGTGTGCCGTGGGAAGAACCAACTGATGAAGAGCTTGATGAGATTGCTGAACAGGAAGAATCTAATATACTCCCTTTCCGTGATCCCGATAAGACATATCATTAATATCCTTATTCTCAAACCCTACATAGAGAATTTACCAATTTGTCAAGGGGAAGTCAAGAAGTTTTTGAAATTTAATTGCTTCTTGACAATGGGTATATGATTTGATATATTGTATTTAATTATGGGAAAGACTAATGGCAAAACAAAAGCGACCACATTATGTAAACAACAAAGAATTCCTCGAAGCGATGGTGGAGTGGAAGGCTCGATGCAAAGAAGCAGAAGAAGCTGGCAAACCAAATCCACCTATCACCAACTACATTGGTGAATGTTTCCTGAAGATTGCAAACCACTTATCCTACAGACCTAATTTTATCAACTACACATATAGAGATGAAATGATATCTGATGGGATTGAGAACTGTTTGCAATATGTACACAACTTCAATCCAGAGAAATCAAAGAATCCATTTGCGTACTTCACGCAAATTATCTACTATGCATTCCTCAGACGCATTCAGAAAGAGAAGAAACAATCTCATGTGAAGAATAAACTGATTGAGAACATGACAATAGATGATACTTTGATTGATGGTGGTGATGATGGATTTGAGAATCCATACGTTGACTATCTACAGAAGAACTTCCTACCAGACGAGGATGTGTATAAACCTAAGAAGAAAAAAGAGAAACCTAAAGGCTTAGAATTATTTTACGATGAAGATAGCACTGATAACTGATACTCACTTTGGTGCAAGGAATGACAGTCTAGCGTTTAACGAATACTTTTACAAGTTCTGGGAAGAAGAGTTCTTTCCTTACTTGGAGAAGCATAATATCAAGACGGTGATTCACTTGGGTGACGTAATGGATAGACGTAAGTTTATCTCTTACAAAATATTAAATGATTTTCGTGAACGATTTATCAAAAGGTTCGTGGACATGGATATTACCGTTCACGCAATCGTTGGTAATCATGATACCTATTTCCGAAACACCAATGAGGTAAACTCACTGTATGAACTACTTGGTGGGCCTGGCGATGAAAAGTATCCTAACATTCATTGTTACGATGGGCCCTGCACTGAAGAATTTGACGGTGTGGGTATTCACTTCATGCCTTGGATTAATGCAGAAAACTATGACCGTGTAGTAAGAAGTATCGAAATGACTTATGCAGACATCTGTATGGGTCACCTAGAGGTCAATGGTTTCGAAATGCACGCTGGACACTTCTGTGAGGGTGGATATCCAAAGGAGATGTTCAGAAAGTTCGACACTGTATTCTCAGGACACTTCCACAAGAAGTCAGATGATGGACACATCTACTATCTTGGTAACACTTACCAGATGACATGGAGTGACCACAACGAAACAAAGGGTTTCCATATCTTTGATACGGCAACCAGAGAACTTGAGTATATTCAAAATCCACACAAAATCTTTGACAAGATTTATTATGATGATACACAGACGGACTATTCTACTATTGATGTGAATCAATATGAAAACAAGTATATCAAACTGGTTGTTGTAAACAAGAAAGACTTGTACAAGTTCGACCAGTTTGTGGATAGGCTTCTTGCAGTTAAGACCCATGAGGTCAAGATTGTAGAAGACTTTTCAGAGTTAGATGCATCGAATGTATCAGATGAAATCATTGAGAACGCACAGGACACGACTACGTTACTGGAGCGTTACATTGATGAACTAGACATTGATATTGATAAGAATAGATTGAAGAGTACCATGCGTACTCTGTATATCGAAGCAAGTGATTTGGAACTGTGACCCTTGTTAGAGAAGCTAAACCAGAAGACTTTCAGTATATAGAATCCCTCAGAAGAAAAGAAGGTTCTGCCTTGGGGTTTGTTCCCAAAGGTGCATATGAAAGTGTTCTTGAAAAAAGAAGAGTGGCAAACCGTGATAGATTCAAGTATCAGAAGTTATGGGTCACAGAAGACAATGGAGATTTGACAGGGTTTTGTTATGCCTCTTTTGCACAGAACCCAGCATCTATTATACAGATTGTTGTACAAGAGGATGCAAGGAGATGGCACAGAGCCATTCTACTGGAAGGTCAAGTGGAACAGGAAGCAAGAGAAAGACAACTTTGGATTATCAAAGCTAGGGTTGCATATGATTTGGAATCTAACTGGTACTGGAAAGCGATTGGATATATGCCTATAGAACAAACAACTTCTACATGGCTCAATCAAAAAGAAAGTAAGAGTAAAAGACCAATCATTGTTTATGAGAAGCAGTTAGATTATGGAAAAGGTTTAGAGAGGTTTATGTTATGATAACATTTAAGTATGTGCGATGGAAAAACTTCCTATCAACTGGTAACACGTTTACTGAAATTCAGTTGGATAGAAATTCAACGACACTAATTATTGGAGAGAATGGGGCTGGCAAGTCTACTATTCTTGACGCACTCTGCTTTGGATTGTTTGGTAAACCATTCAGACAAATCAGTAAGAATCAACTTATCAATACTGTCAACGGTGGTGGTACGGTAGTTGAGGTTGAGTTCCAAACTCAGAACAAAGATGTCAAGATTGTTCGTGGTATCAAACCAAACAAGTTTGAAATCTATGTTGACGGCAACATGATTAATCAGAGCGCTAACGCAAGGGATTATCAGAAACACTTAGAACAACAAATTCTGAAACTGAACTATCGTTCATTCACTCAGGTTGTTATCCTTGGTTCTTCTACATTTGTTCCCTTTATGCAGTTGAACACAAAGGCTCGTAGAGAAGTTGTTGAAGACATTCTAGACATCAAGATATTCTCACTGATGAATTTTATTCTGAAAGGTAAGGTGAAATCTCTAAATGCAGACATCAGTGAGAACCAATACCAACTAGAAATTAATCGTGAAAAGATTAGTCTACAGGAGAATTACATTGAGGATATTGAACGGAATAAGGACACTCTTTTATCTCAAAAGAACGATGTTAGAGATGGTAATGAAGAGGAAATCTTCACTCGTAAAGCAGAAGTTGCGAGAATCACGGAAGAGAACCAGACCCTTCTAAATGGAATGATGGGTGAAGATAAGACGGTTGAGAAACGAGATAAACTGAAAGATATTCAGTTCACTCTCAAAGATAAACACAATCGTCATAGTCAGATGATTAAGTTCTTTGGTGACAACTCAGAATGTCCAACTTGTGAACAACACATTGATGAAGAGTTCAAGGCTGGCAAAGTTGATAGTCTATCATCAGAGGTAACTGAACTGACAGATGGACTGAACAAACTCAAGGGTGAGATGGACAAGGTAAACTTCAAACTGAAGGAGTACAAGGACATCGCCAAGATTATCGCAGACAATAACCTTGAGCTT